TTCATAGATATTTAGTATTAAATCAAAATAATAATAAAAATAAAAAAGAAATTATTTCTAATAAAAATAATAATAATAATAATAATAAACCTTCTGATTCTGAAACACTTGAAAAAAATATAATTAATAATGATAATAATAATACTGAACAATCTATTTCTAAAACTGTATTAGATTATAATAATAATGATAATGAATTGCAAGATATTTTAAATGAATTTTCAAATAAAAAATAAGAAAATTATTTGAATAAAGTATTGAAATTTTTACCAAAATTTGAATTCCCTGAATTTCCAGAATTTATTGTATTATTTGATAAAGCTTTTATATTCCCTGTATTATTATAATTTTTATTTATTATATTTGATGAATCACCTTTTATACTATATAATATAATTACTGCTATACATATTACTATTGATAATATTAAACCTATTTTTAAATAATAAGCAAAATTATCATTTATATCAAATATTTTTGTATTATGTTCTATTTGTGTTGTTATTGAACTTAAATTATTATTCATATTTTGTATTAATTTACTATTTAAATCTACATTATCTCTCTGAATATTCTCAGTTAATCTTGTTTGATTATATAATTGATTTGTTGTATCATATATATTACTAAACATTGATAAATCATTCTGAGCTTTCATCCTATTTTTAGCTATACTATTCAATCTTGTTGAACTTGCTGCTAATTCATTTTTTGTTCTCTCTTTTTCCATTATTTCATCATATGTTAATGTTGGATTTTCTGATTTTAATAATTCTATATTTAATCCTTTCAATTCATCACCTATATCTTTTTGTCTTGATCTTAAAATTTTTATTTGATCTTCTATTCTTTCTTTTTTTCCATCATTAACTAATATTATTTTATATCTATTATCTGTTTCATTATTCAATTCTGTTGTTTCATTTGCTAATCTCGCAATATCATCACCAAATTCTGATGATCTTGGAACATAACATATATCATCGGTTGAATCATAAACTATATATTTACATCCAGGTCTTGCATTTATATCTTTTCCACATGCTAAATTATTTATTTTTACATTATCTATACAATCTTTTATATTCTGATTACCTAAATTATTCATTATTGATTTATTTATTTCATTCTGTGATGCTACTATAGGAAAATTACTTAAAACCATTTTATATATTATATTAATTATATTATATAATTTTATAGAATATAATCTTTATCTTTTTTATTTATTCTATAATAATCTTATTGCTGGAGCTGTTCCATCATAATATGTTAATATTTTATTATTTCTTCTCAATGTATCATTATTATCTATATTGTTTATTTTATTAATTTCTTGGTTTTTATTTTCTTCTGATTCATCATCTTCTTCACATTTACAATTTTCATCTATATATTGAGCTAAATCTTGACCTAATTCTTTTGCACCTTCTTCTATATTAGATCCTATTTTTTCAAATGCTAATCTTACTTTATCTAATTCTGGACTTAATTGTTTTTGAATATCTAGAGAATTAAATTTATATATCGCATATATTACATATATTATTATTATTATAAACATATAATAAAATACATTACTCTTTGATATTAAACCTGTCATTCCTAAAATAAATATTATTAATATTATTAATAATGGTATAAATGATTGCTTTAATACATCTATCCTCTTTGAATTTAAATCATAATAATCATCATTTATTCTTATTAATCTATCACTGAATGATATCTGTTTCTCTAATTTCTTTAAATCATCTATTTGATTATTTAATTCTTCATTCTGAAAATCTAATAATCTTGAATGATTCTGTATTGAATTTAAACCTCTATTATATAATGTTTTTTGCTGTCCATATTCATCTGATAAATTATTTACTATTTCTGATAAATTTTTACTTATATCACTTCGCATATTTGTCGCTGTTGCATTTGCATATTTATTTTCAAAATTTGTATCAAATCCTGTTTCTGAATTTATATAATCTCTAAAAGCTTTCCCATCTATTTTTCTTAATTCATCTAATTTTTTATAAATTTCATTTATTCTTATAAATAAATTGGATGTATTTTTTATCTGTAAATCTGTCATATTACCCTTAAATATATCATTATTTATTTCATCTACTGTTTTATTATTTATATTTGCTAATAAAATTTCTCTATATAAAGGAAAATTATAATCACTATTTATTGATAATCTTGTCTTTAATTCTTCTAAATTTTTTACTATATTTGTTGCCTGTGTTTCTCCTACCATATATTATTATATATATTATAATATTATATATTATATTTTCTATATTTTTTATTTTTTCTTTAATCTTTTTATAGTATTACTTTGGATACTATTTTTTATTTTTATATTTATCTATCCATTCTTTTATTTTTTCTTCATTTATTTCTATATTATTACATCTTTTATATTCTTCTTTTATCTCTTTTATTATTATTTCTTTTTTTTCATTATCTGTTATTTCTGATAAATTATATATTTCATTTGTTATCATGTTATTTGAAATATTTATTCATATATATGAAATTATCTTTATATATATTTTTTTATTTTTTTAATTTATTATAGAACAATATTCATCTAAATTATTTCTCATTATATTTGAATCTTTCCATTCAGGTAATTTATCTTCTTTTATTTTACATTTCTTTGGACATTTATAATAATCTTTAGGTAATAAATTTATTGCTGTTGCTCTAACTAATCCTCTTGCTGTTTCTTCTGTTAATGAAGTTATATTTGTCTTAATTTTTTTAGATTTATCTGTTGCATTTAAATAAAATACATATATTATTATATATAATATTACAAATATTAATCCATATTTTAAGATAGACTTATTTTTTGTTATCATAAATATTATAAAAAATAATACATACATTATACAACCTATTATACTAGCTTTTAATATACTTAAATAAAAATCATAACTATTAGATTGATGATTATTTATTTCTATTATTTTTGTATTTAAATCTACTTTATCATTCATTTCTTTTAATCTTTTCCATTCTTCACATATTCTTTTATCATAATATTTTTTTGATACATCATCTAATGCATTTGATCTATCATTTATATATGTATTTAATTTTATCATTTCATTTAAATTATCATCTCTCTCTTTTATTGATGCAAATGAATTACTTAATAAAGCTTTACCTGTTCCATTTATCCAATTTAATGTCGCATCTTTACTCTTTTCTTCTAAATTATTTTTTAATATACTTCTTAAATCTGTATCTCTATCTATATCATTTAATTCACTATAAGCTTTACCTATATCTGTATTAAATTTATTATTATCCCTTATTATTTCTATCATATATATTATATTAATATCATTATTTTTTATCTAATTTATTATTAAATATTTATAATTTTTTATAAATATTTTTATTTTTTTTTTATTAATTTTTTTATCTAAATCTTTTACCACCTGTTATTGATTTATTCATCATTTGATTACTTTGCATACCATTTGACCCCCCTTTTCTATTAAAATAATAATATGCACTTACTATCATTAATATAAAAAAACATATTAAAGCAACATAAGTATAAATCATTTTCATTTTATAATTATTTTTATCCATACTTAATTGTAACATTCTCTCTCTTGTTCTTAATAATTCATCTTTTTCTTCAATTAATTTCTTTTGTTGTTGTAATTTCAATACTTTATTTGTTACACTTAAATTACTTTGATTTAATTCATTTTTTAATTTATCCGTTCTATTTTGAACATTTGTTATTAATTTTGATAAATTATCTACTTCTGATGTTACACTATTTATTATTGTATTCATATTATCTACTGTTATTGGTATATTTGAACCTGTTACTCCTTGTTGTTGTCCTGACCTATTAAAAACTATTTGAGTTAATGCTGTTAATTCTTTTGATGCATTATTTAATTGTTCTCTTATTGATGATAATTGTTCTGGTGTAAATGTTTTTAATTGATCTTGAGTCAAACCTGTGAATCTTGTTAATAAATTATTTAAATCTTGTGTTGCTTTTTGTAATGTTGTTAATATCGAATTTGGACCTGTTGGTCCTGTTAATCCTGTATTACTTTGAAGACCAGTTGGTCCTGTTAATCCTGTATTACTTTGAAGACCAGTTGGTCCTGTCATACCATTAGTCATATTAATTAATTCTATAATATATTATATTGTAATATATTTTATTTTTTTTTTATAACTTAATATTAAATACTTTTTATTACTAATTTATTTTTTTAATTTAGTATTATTTTTTATATTTGTATTATTTATTTTGAAATTATTTTGTTTAATATTTTTAATTTGTGTTTTATTTTGTGATTCATTTAATTTAACATTTTTATTATTATTTTGTGATTTATTTAATTTAACATTTTTATTTTTAGTTTGTGTTTCATTTTGTTTAATATTTTTATTTTTAGTTTGTGATTCATTTTGTTTAATATTTTGAGATTCATTTAATTTAACATTTTTATTATTATTTTGAGATTTATTTAATTTAACATTATTATTTTGAGATTCATTTAATTTAAGATTTTTATTATTATTTTGAGATTTATTTAATTTAACATTATTATTTTGTGATTCATTTAATTTAATATTATTATTTTGTGATTCATTTAATTTAAGATTTTTATTATTATTTTGTGATTTATTTGATTTAACAATTTTATTTTGTGATTCATTCAATTTAACATTTTTATTTTGTGATTCATTCAATTTAACATTTTTATTTTGTGATTCTTTTAATTTATTATTTTTATTTTGTGATTCATTTGATTTAACAGGTTCATTTTGTGATTCTTTTAATTTAATATTTTTATTTTGTGTTTCATTTAAATTAGAACTTTCATTTTTATTTTTTTTAGTATTATTAGTTTGTGTTTTATTTATAGTATTATTTACAATAGTAGATTTATTTTTATTAAGATTTTGATTTGATGTATTTATTTGATTTAAATTTTGTTGAGTTGGTTCATTTACATAATCATTATTCGATGAACTATTATTAATTGGAATTATTGTATTTTTATTTGAATTTTTTAAATTATTATTTGTTTTTATATTTGATTTCACATTTGATTCTTTGAAATTATTATTCATTGGATTTACTAATGAATTAACTTTAGTATTTACTTGTGGTTTTGCTGATATCAAAAAAGGATTTACTAAATTCATTAATTTTAATATATAATATATATAAAGATATATTAATAATAAATTATTAATCTATAATTTTTTTATGAATAATATTCTAATTATTAATAAATTAACTGAACTTTTACATGAATATGAAAATAATATTTCTCTTGTATGGAAAAAAAACGCATTAAATAGAGCTTTATATAATATAAAAAAATATGATGGAAATATTATATCTGGTGATTTTGCTAAAAAAAATATTAAATTAGTTGGAGATGGTATAGCTAAAAGAATAGATGAAATTTTATCAACTAAGAATTTAGAAGAAATTAGTCTTATTGAAAATAAAACTGAATCAAATATTGCATTAAATGAATTAAAAAAGATAAGTGGAGTTGGAAATATAATTGCTAAAGAATGGATTGAAAAATATAATATTTTATCAATACAAGATTTAAAAAAAGCTATTCAAAATAATATTATCAAACTTAATCATCATTGTTCTATTGGTCTTAAATATGTATTTGATTTTGAACTAAAAATTCCTAGAAATGAAATTGATAATGTTAATGTTTTTTTTACTGATTATTTTAATACTTTAGACAATGATATTATTTTTAATATATGTGGTTCATATCGTAGAGGAGAAATGTCTAGTGGCGATATTGATATTTTATTATCTCATAAATCTAATAAAAATTATCTTAAACATATTATTCTTGATTTAACTAATAAAAAATTTTTAATTGATAATATTACTGAAAATGGTGAAAAGAAATATATGGGTGTTTGTAAAACTAATAATATTGCAAGAAGAATTGATATTCGTTTTATTAATTATGAATCTTATTATCCTGCTTTAATTTATTTTACAGGTTCTAAAAATTTTAATCTTCATATTCGTAATCATGCTTTAAAAAAAAATTTATCTTTAAGTGAATATGGTCTAAAAAATAAAGATAATAAAGATCAGATTTATCAAATCACATCAGAAGAAGAATTATTTGATATTATAGGTTTAGATTATGTTCATCCCCATAATAGAAAACTTTAATTATTTTATTAAACTTATCATTTTTATATTTTATTCATTTTTATTATTATATATTTATAATAAAAATTATATATATTGTAAAATATTTTTATAATAATTTTTTTAACATATTTTTTATATCAGATATATTAGATCTATTTTTTTTAAATATACATTTAAATAATTCATGATAATTTATATCTAAGTTATTAAAATATTTTTCATTTATGTATCCAATACTATCAAAAAAATCTTTAGGATAATCAGAATAATAATGATAGATAGAATTGAATAAAAATATTGTTATAAATATCATTCCAATCGACCATACATCATTTTCTTTTTTATTTTGTCTCCAAACGTATCCTTGTGTTTCTGATGTGTTTAATGTTTCTGGAGCACAAAATGGTTTTGTTCCACCTGTTCCAGTTGAAATTTTATCTAAACCAGATAAACCATAATCTATTAAATATAAATCATTATTATTGTTAATTAATATATTATTTGGTTTTAAATCACCATGAACTATTTCTTTATTATGCATATATTCTATTATTTTACATAATTCGTAAAAATGTTTTATTAATATTTCATTTGTATATTTTTTTAATTTTACATATTCATCTAATGTTATTGTATTCTTTATATATGGTTGAATACTAAAATCAAAATTTAATTCTTTATTATCTAATTCTACATAATATGGCATAACTATATTTACTTCTTTATTTAATCCTGAACCAAATTTATTTAAACATTCATATTCATTTTTACATTGTGTATCATTACATATTCTTATTATGTAATCTAAAAATAAATAAACTTTTGATCCATTTTCTACATTTCTTAATCTTTTTCCCTTTAATAAACATTTATCTTTATAGATTAATTGTTTTATATTTTCTATATCATTTTTTACATCTAAATCATTTATATCTATTTCATTCTTTATATTTATTATACTTTCTATATTAATTTGATCTTCTATATTTTTTTTTCTTTTATTTTTTATTTTTTTTATTAAACTCTCATTATCCATATTTATTATTTCTTTTATATCATTATCTAAATTTATATCATTTATATTTATTTTATTTACTTTTAAATTATCTATTTTTAATGTATTTTTTTCTTTATCTTCTATATTATTTTCTATTTTTTCTTTATATTTTTCTGGTAATATTTCTAATGTATATATTTTTTTTGTATTTTCTATATTTTTATAAATGATAAATTCTGTTAATATTTTTTCGGTTAATCTTTTTGAAAAATCTTCATAATTTGTTATTATTATTTTTTCATCAAGTATAAATTTATATATTAATTTATATAAATCATCATTTATATTATTATTCATTTTATTCTAATTACTTTAATAATATATTTATTTTTTTAAATGATTTCTCATTATGTATATTAAAAATATTATTAAAACTATTATTGTAATAATTCTTGGAATTCTTATAGTTAAATTTGTTCCTTGAATTTTTATAATTGATTCATTTTTAATTTCATCTACTAAATCTTGAATATTTCTATATGTTTCTTTTTCTTCATCACTCTCATTATATTCATTATCTTCTTGTTTATCATCATTTTCTTTTTTATCATTTGATATTTGATCTAAATTTTTTATTACATCATTTGTTGATTCCATATTATCCATATTTTCAAATATTAATGGTTGTCCATCTATATTAAATCCTAATCTATGTGGATGTTCTCTATAATTTTTATTAAATCTTAATTGAAAACCTGGATATGGATAAAATTGTGATTGAAATGTTACAGTCTCAGCATTACCAAAATCTCTATATGGTGATTCTACTGTATATTCTGCTAAATCTTTTATTTCTTTTTCAAAAGGATAAGGAAGACCAAATGTATTACCTCTAACATAGTTAGCATTATTTACTTTATCTTGAACAATTCCTTCTATACCATTTTGATATATATAATATGGATCTTTCTTTTTTTTATATAATTCATCTTTATTTACTGTTTGATTATTTACAGGATCATTCCATGGATCGTTTCTTGGTGCTCCTGGTAAATATTTTTGATTATATAAAACTTCAGGTATTTCTGGATAAGAATATGCGATTGAAGTATTTAAAACATCTTTATCATATCCTTTTATTCTACTATCAGTGCTTGGAAATGGAACAGGAACTATATCAGTATTTAATGGTTGAACTATTTTTACACTATTTAAAGCCATATTTATATTATATTATATTATTATATAATAATATTATTATATAATAATTTTGTTTTATTATTCATTATCTCTTCTTTTTTTATAATTATTTTACTAATCTATATGAAACACTTAAACCTGTTGTAGGTGATGATCTTGTTATTTTAAATATATCTCCACTTTTTACTCCAAAATATCTACTTATTGGATCTGTAATTAATATTTTTGGTAATTGATTTTTACTTATTGAAAATTCTTTTAATAATATTTCTATTTCTTCATCAGACATTACTTCAAATTTAGGCATCATAATATGTTTTGTTATATTTATAACTAATTGGTTTAATATGAAACTTTCTATATAATCGATTCTTAAGATTGCTTGATTTAATTTTTCTCTAGTAACTATTATTATTTTTACTTGTTCATTTTGATATTGGTTAGTTATATTTGACATTAAATTTACTAAATCTTTTTTTTGAAAATTTCTATTATCTAAATGAAAATATACATATATTGATTTATTCTCTTCATCTTTTTTCTTTGTATATATATACATTTCTCCACTATCATATTGTATCATAAATTCATCTATACTTGTTTTTAAATTTTCTGCTACTATATAACCTCTATCTTCCAATATATCTAATATGGTATTCCTTGCTAAATAAAATTTTTTTCTATCTGTAATATTCATTATATTATACGTATATATATATTTTTATATACTTTTTTTAAACATTTCAATTTTTTATTTGTTTTATTTTTTTTTATAAACTATAAAACATTTATATATATATTCATTTATTTATAAGAAAAACATTATAAAGATTTTTTATAATATTATATTTATTATTTTGTGATGACTTCTTTTGAATTATTAATTGATAATAGAGAACAATTATTAATTAAACAAATTATAGATTACACTTGTGGTAATTTATTATTTCAACAAAAAAATTTATTAATAGGAGATATTATTTTTAAATTTAATGATATTAATACTGAAATTATTATAGAGAGAAAAACTTTAGAAGATTTATATGCTTCTATAAATGATGGAAGATATAGAGAACAAAAAGCTAGGTTATTAAATTATAAACAAAATAATAAATGTATTATTATTTATCTTTTTGAAGGAGATAATTATACATCAATTGATTTAAGTAAAGATACATTTTTATCATGTATTACTAATACTATTTTAAGAGATTCATTATTTGTTTATAAGACTTCAGATATTTTTGAAACTACAGAATTTATTGTTAAATTATATAAAAAATTAAATACTACAGATAATATTGAAAATTATCTTTCTAATTCATCTATTATTCCTAATTCTTATTGTGAAAATATTAAAATTAATAAAAAAGATAATGTAACGCCTGAATTATGTTTTATAAATACTTTAAGACAAATTCCAGGATGTTCTTTTAATATAGCATCTGAAATTTGTAAAAACTATAGTTCTATAACTAAACTTGTTTTGAAATATCAATCTCTACATAATGATAAAGAAAAAGAATCTTTATTAGAAAATATTAAAGTCAATAACAGAAAAATTGGTAAGAAATTATCAGCTAAAATTTATAATCTACTTTTTATACAATAATTTTTATCTAAATTATAAAAAAAAGTATTTAAAGACTATTTACTAAGTTTTAATGATTCATCTTTTTTACATATTTTATAAATTTATATAAAATTTATATATAAAACGTATTTAAAGACTATTTACTAAGTTTTAATGATCATCTTTTTTATAAATTACATATTTTATCTAATTTTTCTAAAATTTATATAAAAAAAGTATTTAAAGACTATTTACTAAGTTTTAATGATTCATCTTTTTTATCTAATTTTTATAAAATTTATATAAAAAAAGTATTTAAAGACTATTTACTAAGTTTTAATGATTCATCTTTTTTATAAATTACATATTTTATATAATTTTTATAAAATTTTTATAAAAAACGTATTTAAAGACTATTTACTAAGTTTTAATGATTCATCTTTTTAACAAATTTTATATAATTTTTATAAAATATATAAAATTTATATAAAAAAAGTATTTAAAGACTATTTATTAAGTTTTAATGATACATCTTTTTTACAAAACTTATCTAAATTTTATCTAATTATTATAAAATTTATATAAAAAACGTATTTAAAGGCTATTTACTAAGTTTTAATGATACATCTTTTTTACAAATTTTTTATAAAATATATAAAATTTATATAAAAAAAGTATTTAAAGACTATTTATTAAGTTTTAATGATACATCTTTTTTACAAAATTATGCCTAATATTTATTTAAATTCTAGTGAAATCGCTA